CGCTTTCCTTGGCAGCGGCCTCGTCGAGTTGGTCCTGCATGGCGTCGCCGATGCTGAACGCCGTCATGCCTGCGCGGGTCAGTTGCTGGCCGAACTGCTGGACCTGCTCGCCCGTGTAGTTGCGCATTGGCTCCACGGCGGGAGCCTGGAACTGGCCAATGTCACCACCTCCGGGCGGGGTGACTTGCGGGACGAAGGTGGTCGGGACGGTTGGCATGGGTACCTCAGAATCGTTCGGTGGCTACGCCTTGCAGCAGTTCGTCGATGCGCTTGTTGCGTGCCCAGTTGGCGCCGATATCGACCGCGCTGCCGAGCAGGCTAGTAGCCGCCCCGAAGCCCGGCATGATCGTGCCGGCTGCGCTCGACAGGTTCCGGCTTGACAGTTCGGCCATCGTGGCCTGCGTGCCAAGGTTGAACGCCTGCAACCGGGCAGCCTCCTGCGCCCGGACGGTTGAGGCGTTGATGGCGAGTCGGTCGATCTCCTTGACCAGGTCCATGCTGGCGACGACTTCCTTGGCCGATCCCTGCCCCAGCGCCACCCCACGAGCAGCCATCCCCGTGCGGGCGCCGGCACGAGCCTGACCTGCCCGCATGGTGTACTGGCCGGCTGCGGCCTGCCCCTGCTGCCCGACCTGCGTGGCGGTGAATTCGGCTGCCCGACGGTTGATGCGCGTCATCTGCGCGGCGAACGCCGCGTTCTGCGCCTGCATCTTGAGCTGGTTCTGCTGCGACTTGAGCGAGTAGTACGACCCGATAGCACCCGTGAAGGCTCCGAAGATCGAGGCGATGTTGCCGCCGATCTGCAAGCCCTCGGCAACACCTGACCAGTTGATCGAACTTGATTGCGGTGGCGCCATTTGCGCACCAAAGGTGCTGTACCCGGCAATGAATTGAGTCTGTGGGAATGCCGTCATCGTCAGTCTCCTAGCGCAACTTCAAGGGTCAGACCCACGACCGTCAGTGGAAGGGGGTCGGCTTGCCGGATGTAGACCTGGCCGCCGGCCCGCCAGGCTGGCTTCAGGTCAACGTCGATCTCGTCAGACTTCAGGCTCGGCGGGGTGCCGTAGGGCTCAGTCGTGCGCTGCTTGGCCTCTACCAGCCGATCCGCCGTCGGGCCCACGAAGATGCCGCTCGACTTGAACACCCGCAGGTACGCCTTGTTGACGTTCTTATAACGCCCCTGACCGTAGCCGTCGATGCTCATGACCGCTGGCAGGGTCTGTAGATCGCTCTCGTAGGGCAGGCCGACGTGGATCAGGACTGCGGCCCTGTCGAGGCTCACGGTGCCGCTGGAGACGGTTTCCTGCGGCTGTACGGCCCCGTCAGCGAGGATGCTGACAGTTGCCCCCTCCAGGTGCGCCAACCCGCTCACGCTGTCTCTAGCGAACGCCCAGACGGTCGTGGCGGTGTTGCGCAGGGCGACGGGCAGCGTGACGTCTACCCGTGCCGTCGCCACCGTCGTGCTGCTCGTACCGATGATCCGCAGGCGGTACTTGTTGCCCGCCGAATCGGTCAGGACGATGGCGTCATTGACGTCGGTCGTTGCCGGGAACGCAAAGATCGGGGTGCTGGACGTGATCGTCAGCACGTCTGACGGCCCCCAAGTCGTGCCGCCAGAGACAGTTACAGTCGTTGCCGTGGTGTTTGTGCCGTCGTACGTCAGGCCCGCGTCCACAAAGAAGCACGCCTCAAGGGTCGTGATCTGCCGGCTAGCCATCCGTTCGATGTAGCGGACCGAATTGCCGTTGATCGTGCGCTTGACCACCACATACACGCGGTCCTCGTTGCCCTCAGCCACGGCGGTGCATGATTCATACAGGCCCAGTGTGTCGTGCTGCGCCCAGGCGCCGATCTGCTGCTCGGGCATGTAGGTCAGGCTCAACAGGTTGCCGTTGCTGCTGACGAACCACAGGATCGGCTGCGGGCTCTTGCTGTAGCACATGTCCACCAGCGTCAGGTCGTCGAACAGGTGGGCTGCCCGGATGGACAGGTCGCCCGTCACGAAGCCGCTGGCCTGCCACGAGTAGCCGAGCTCGCGCACGTGACCGCCTCGGGCAGCGCAGTACACGACCGTGTTGTTCACGATCTCGGGCTGGACGTCGTTGGCGCCGATGTACGACTGGGGTCGCACGCTGATGGTGGTCGGCGTCAGCGCGTCGGAGTTGATGGGGCTGACCCGCCATTCCGCGCTGCTGGTCAACAGCAGCAACTGGGTCAGCGGGACAATGTGGTTGATCGTGTTGACCTCGCGGGCGGCCACGCGCAGGTTGATGCGGTCGCTGTCCTTGACTGGCAGCGAGTAGGACAGGTCGCTTTCCGTGCCCGAGCGAGTCATCCAGATCGTTTGAGGCGCGTTGTTCGTGCCGGCGAAGATGCGCCGCTGCTCGAAGTACGACACTGAGCGCGGGTAGTTGTTCGCGCTGTTGAACGGAGTTTCGACAATGGGCGGCGTGATGCCCATGTCCGGCGCAATGTTGTCATCGTCAAACGACGTGGCAGCCGTCTGTCCGATGTAGCCGAACAGGCCGCTCTGACGCTTGTACACGTTGTACCGGAGCGCCCCCGCGACTGCGCTCCAGCTGATCGTGTTCTTGGCGCCGATGGCGTTCAGGTTGTTGATGACGTTGCCGGTCGGGCTTGCCGCGCTCTCGTCCACCGCGTTCTGCGCAATGGCCGTCACGACGTAGTAGTTGTCGAAGTCGAGGCTCTTGTCACCGAACTGCACGAACCCGCCGCTCGCCCATGCGGTGTAGGCCGTCGTATCGACCGGGACGCCAGTGTCGTACGCCTTGACTGAGAACGTGTTGGTGCCTGGCACCGTGTTGACGAGGTAAAACCCACTCAACTGCGTCATCGTTCCGCCGTTGATGTACACGCTGTCGCCGATGGCGAACCCGTGATTGCCGACCGTGGTCACAACACCCGGGTTTGCCTGCGTGATACCCGTGATGTTGAGCGCGTCACCTCGACTGGCCGTGACCGTTGGGGCGCCAGGCACAGCGACCGGGGCAACGAACGTGATCGCCGTCAGCGTCCAGGTCGTGGCACCAAGGCGGCGCAGTTCACGCGGCGCGTGATTAGGGTGCACAAGCGTCAGCACGTCGCCTGACTGCACGTAGTGGATTGAGAACAGGTCGGCCTCTTGGTAGGGCGACGGGATCTCGTAGGCGCTCGACGGCAGCGGATACCAGTACGTCGCGTTCGGCGGTGCGTTGCCAGTCGTGGCCGCGATGCAGTAGTAGTTCACCCCACCCGAGGACACCAAGTCACCCACCACGTACGGGGTCGCACCGTTGTAGGCCGCCGGCGATCCAGCCTGCAACGTGCTGCCCTGCGTGTGGAATCGGATATAGCCCTGCCCAAACTCGAGCACCATCGTCTGCGTCGTGCTGTACGTGAACGGCAGCAGTCGCGTGCGCTTGGTGCTGTCCTTGACCGTCGCCACGTAAGTGGTGCCAGGTCGGTTCTCTGCCGGCCCCTGCGGGGTTGGGATGAAGTTCCGCAGCTTGGCGGCTCCAGTCTGGAACTTGATGTCATCGATGCGCCCGAACATCTCCGGCGACAGCTCGCCGCCTGCGAACGACCTGTTGTAGATGCGGGTGCTTGGCATAGGTCAGCGTCCTGCGATCCAGCCCGTGATGTGTTCCGGCTTGATGTTGCGCTGGTTGGCGTCCGACATGCGGGCTTGCTGCAAGTACGCCATCATCATCTGCGCCTGCCGCTTGCCCTCAGCCGCGCCCTGATCGCCCTTGATGACCGGTCCGGCAAGCATGGCGGCGAGGTGGTGCGACAGCGCCATAACGAACAGCGGGTCGAACTTGGTCGGGTCCGTGATGAGCGCCTGGTATCGCAGCAGCGCGTTCTCTTGATCGGTATACAGCACCTTGTTGCCGGACGTGTCCGTCTCAATGCTGTACGGCTGCGGCACGTAACGCCCAGCTGCAACGAGCGGTGCGTAGTTGTGCAGGAAGTCTGGGGTATCGCTTGGGACGAACTTGGCTGCGTAGTCGTTCTCAGCGTCGTGCGGCAGCACGCTGACGGCAACCATCATGTTGCCGGGGCAGGCATAGGCGTACTTCCACATGGAGTACGGCATCGAGACCTGCGCGAGCAGTGCGCGACGGGACGCGAAGTTCCAGGCGTGCATCTGGAGCAGGCTGTCCCGGGCGATGGGGTAGAACCGGGCACAGTGCTCGGCCTGCGCTGACCCCTCGGGCGGGTCGATGCTGGCGATGGAGGCATCATCACCGAGGTGCGCGAGTGCCAGATTGCAGATCTCAACCACGCTTGCCATTCGATCCTCCTAGCAAAGAGGGGCGCCGGGTGTTTAGGCCGACGCCCCTTCGTGTTCACTCACTCGTTACGAGCTCACTCCGTGCCTGCGGCCTCGGCCACCTTGGTCTTGCGAAGACGGGGCTGCGGCACGTCGGAAGGTGTGGGGTCCGGGTTCGCTTCCACAACATCGAGATATTCAAGGTGATGGTTGTACGGACCCTTGTACTCGAAAACGTCTCCGGGATTACGGAGTCCGTTATCCACGAAGCAGAGAACCTTTGCCTTGACCTTTGCCATGAGTTGCTCCTATCAAGCCACCGTGAAGCCGGAAGCGTATGCGCGCTTGCCGTCTTGGATGTCCATCACGACGTCACCGCGCACCACGCCGTCGGTGTGCACGCCAGTCGTGACCACCTGGGCGCCGAGGTACTGGAGTCCAGTGGATCCCAACAGCTGCGGGTTGATGCGCACTGCAACCTGAGCACCCTTCCCGAGGCTGCCAGTCACAATCGGGCCGGTTTCGCCGACCACGATGTTTCCAGACGCGAGGGTCGAGGAGTTCGACACAACCACCTGGAACGTGGCGTTCGTACCGCCGGCAAGGGCGGTCGTGACGCTGAAGTACACGTACAGGTCGCCACCGGAGCCAAGGTCGCGATTCTGCGTCCCCTGCCCAACGGTGTAGAGCCCGCCGCTGGCGGTCGCAACATACGAAGTGCTGCTCTGGAGGTCGATGACGTCGGGCAGCGCGTAGGTCGTTGCCGAGGTGATCGATGAGGTTGAGCCGAGCTGATTGAACTTGTCGAGAATCATTGTGTGTCCTTTCTGTCTTACCTATCAGGTAAGGCGAGCTTCTGCGTTGATGAGGGCATCGACACGGCGGCACGGAACGCCGAGGAACGACAGCCACGAATAGGGGGTACCGAACTGCGAGAGACCCTGCTGCACGGACAGCACGTTCTGGGCACGGTCCATCGCCTGGATGGAAAGACCGCCATGAACGGTGCGGTTCATGTAGAAAGCCGCACGGCCCATCGCCATGTTCGGGATGCGGTACAGGGCGCGGGTCATCAACTTGATGAGCTGCGTGGCTGCGCTGGATGCCTGCGTGCCGCTTGCGTTGGACATGTCGCTCGCGTCGATGTTCGCAATGCGAACGACGTAGCGCCAGTCCTTCACGACCAGACCGTTCTTCCACTGGTAGCGGGTAGCGTAAGCCTGCATGCGGTTCGCGCCGGAGTCCGTGTACACGGTCTGCTCGCCGAGATCCTCATGCATCAGACCTGCCGTGCTGCCCTTCGGGAACGGGCAGTACACCGTGTTGTCACCCCAAACGACGAGGTAGACCGAGGTGTTGTCGGTGCTCGTGCCGCCACCCTCGATGATGTTCTGGCCGACGCCAGAGCCGCCGGGGGTCGTTGAGTAACGCGCTGCAAGACCGAGGAACGACTTCGGCTCGATGGCGGGGTTGCCGTAGAACAGGGTGGTCGCCTGCGTCTGGTTCATCGCTTCGAGGAACGCGACGTCTTCGGACAGGCGGAACTGAGCGGTGTTGCCGTTCAGCATCGCCAGATCCTTGTCGACCTCGCTGCGGGCTTCCAGAATGCCGCAAGCCTCATCGACCTGAGCGGTCGTGCTCTTGCTGTTCGGGATGCCCTGGTTGAGGGCACGCCAGTACACCGAGGGAAGCCCGGTGCGGATGACGACGCGCTCGCCCGTGGGGAGGTTGCCTTCCTTGAAGACGCAGTCCTCGAGGATTTCGTTCGACTGCGAGAGGAGTTCCGCGATGACCGGGACGCGGCCATCCGGATCGGTGCGCTTGGCCCAGTCGGCCAGCGTCAGATTCGACGTAGAGAGAGTTGCCATGTTGCGATTCCTTTGTAGGGGTTAGTTACGAGTACAGAACATCGGCCAGATCGGAGAACGACTTGGGGCCGGCCTTGGCCTGCCCGGTCGAGCCCGTCACGACGCGATCCTCACTGATTGCCTTGCCTGCGCGGAAGAACAACCGGACGATCTCCGGGTGATTCCCCAGCCCAGACTCGTTGAGCAGCGTGCGGAGTTCGGTGGTGCCGAACGCATCCAGCGCCTTCTTGGCAACGGACAGATTCTCGGCAAGCGCGGGGCCGCCGAACTCCTTGTCCTGCTTGGATGCCTCCATCCAAGCGCCCTGAACGGCCTGAATCTGAGCCATTTGACGTTCGGCCATCTTCGGGCCCATGACGTCAAGCAGCTTCTGCGCAGCGTCCTGACTCAGTTGGA